ACTACTACGCCACGTCCATCTGCTGCTGCATCCCCAGGCAACGCTGTACCTGATAATGCTGCCCATAATATGTTTTCAACACAGTCATGGTCTAATGCATTTCTAAAACTATTCGTTCCATGAACAAATGGTCGTACATAAGTACCGAATGACCATTCTGCTGGTGGTAACGAGTCATTAAAGGTTTTTGAACCCCTGTTTGGTGCAGCACCTGCTTCTGATATGGTTACATCAGTTGAATCACTTCCTTGTGAGAAGCTATATCCATCTAATACACCAATTCTGAAGGTGTTTGCATCTACTTCATTTCCTTTGAACTTACCTGTTCCAATTCTTGAACCATCTGCAGTAAGAGTAGCTGCGATTGAATCGACAGTTACAATTAGTCCTGATGCTGAACCGTTATTAGTTCCTGCATAGTTTTCTACAGCTGTTTCGGTAGCAGTTTCCGCTGCGGCGAACGCTGCTCCCCTAAAGTTATTAGGGATACCAATAGTAGCGACTGGTCCTGTTGAAGAACCGCCAGTAATACTAAGAACTATACACTTAAAGCCTGTACCGCTACCACTAGTTGTTCCTAGTGTTACGATGTCGCCTACAGCATATCCTGTTCCTGGTGTACTTACGTGGGCAGTTTTTACTCCGCCAGTAGCACCAACTCCATTTACGGAGCTGACAAATACTTTGGTATTTCTCGATAGATTTAAAGCCATTGCTTTCTCCTATTTTTTACTTTGAAAGTACTTAGCTAGATGTTTATCAGCTGTGTAATTTCGTTTAATACCTACACTCTAAAGTTAGTTCGCCAATTCCGAGAGGTTCTAAAACACCTTCATCTGTTGACATTGACTCTAAAGTTAAGGAAGTCGTTGTTAAGTGCGGGCTTACAGTATCATCGTAAGTCAGCACATCATTGTTGTCAATAACTCTTTCAATGTCTTCCATTAAAAGAGATAAGACTTCTTGTGGGTCGTCTTGATCTTCAACATAAACTCTTATGTCTACATTCATAAATCGCCACTTGAATTCATTTGGTTGATACTCTCTAGTTTCGTTTCCAGCTACCACGCATATTTTCGGGAACTCTTGGATATCATCTAGGAATGTCATACCTCCATGAACATTTAAAAATACATTTGAATTATTAGGAAATTGACCGTCAATTGTTTTAAGTCTTTCAACTAAAGCTTCAACTATCTTTTTTCTTGCTGTTCTATATGTTGATGCCATTATGACCTCCTAAGACTTACTATTCTTTGTTCAGTATATTGTAAGGCTAAATTTCTTATGCTTTTTGCAATTAAAGGTTTTGGATTATAGCCTGTACGCCATCTTATCTTACCTGTGTTTTCAAAAGTTTCATAGGGAGATAGCAAATAAGTAAACTCTCCACTTAACCCTGCTTTTGTTGCTCTTAAACTTTTTAATTCTACACTATTTGAAAATCTACTTGTTCTATTTATTAGTGCTGGTCTTCCCATTTGTCTTCTTACTTCTGCTGGCAATCTTTTTTGTATTTGCTTTTTAATTCCTGCAATTTCTTTTAGTTCACTACTGTTATTTCTTTTTGCTTTAGTAGCTCTCATTGCAGCACCTTGAGCTAGTGCTTGCTTTATTGCTTTGCCCTTGCTAGTACCTAAGTTTGACCTTTTCTTTCTTTTCATACCAGAAATAGCTTTTTTAACGTTTACTTTTCCAGTAGGTCCTTTTTTCTTTACTTTAACAGGTTTTACTTTTTCACCCATTAATTTTTTAACTGTTTGTTCGTGTAGATGATTATCCATACTTTTTGACCAGTTTACTTTACTCCAGTCAATTTTTTCCATCATCTTTTGTACATTTTGTTGAAACCCTGTATCTTGTCCTTGTGCTCTAGAGTGTCCTCCTTGAGCTAGTCCAGTTTCTAATGTAGATAAGGCTCTGTTAACATTTTTTGCTTGGTATGTTCCATGTACCTTTGCTTCTGTATTATTCATTATGTTAATATCTTGCTCAACCATAGTTTCTATATCAAAGGAAGGATTACTTATTATACTATTTATTTCATCCCCTAGTCTATCCCACATAGGTAAAGTATTTCCGCCTAAAGCTTTACCATTTGAATCTGTATATTGAAGAATGTCGTCTCCAATGTTATTAACTGCTTGAAATCCTACTAGTAGTACTCCTACTTCGGTTTTTGCTTTTTTCAATTTTTTTAAAGTAGTATAAAAACTAGTGGGAAATATAATGTCTGATGAAGATGTTTCAACTTTGTCTACAGGTTTGTTCTTTCCATGCTTGCTTTTTAGTCTTTCTGTTTCATTTATCCAAATTCTTAATGCTTGAAACAATTCAGAAACTGAAAGTCTAGAAGGTTGAATATCTGTATGTCCAAACTCCTTACCAATTAAACTTGTTTTCAAATATTTTTCTAGTTTTTCCTTCATATTACTAGTTACAAACGGATATGTTTTCATACCCTTAGTTTCTCTAGGCATTCCTACTTGAAACAAATCTTTCCAGTCTTGAACACTTATAGAGTGTAAAGTAAGTAATGCATTTTTTTCTGCTGCAATTAAGTCTACAAAATTATCGACTACATTATTTTTTTTATTTAGTACTTCTCTATACTTATCAGCAGTTGCATCTATTCCATCTTGGAAAACTCTTATTGTTCCTTTGCCGTCCTCACCTTTGTCCATATTTAGACCTAGTTGAGTTACTACTTGTTTACCTATTGCTGATTTTCTTATTAGTTTTTTCTTGGCCATTAGCTATATATCTTATACATATCCAATATTCTTTTAATATGGTCTGGAAATCCTATGTTTCCTGCTAAACTAGAAGATAGTGGGTTTTCAATACTAGAACCTGCTATAGTTTGTCTTTCTTTTCTTTCATCTTTCATATAGTACTTAATTAAATCAAATACTGCTAATTTTAAATCATCAGGTGTACTTGTATATCCAGCTTTATAAACAACCTTTACTGCTTTCATTCCTTTTGGAAAAGGTTTAGTACCTGTGCTAGTTGTTCTTACAATGCTGTCAGATTCCATGTCTGCTATATATTCATATTTACCACTACTGTCAGAATTTTCTGTGATTAGTGTAACATATGTGTCAGCTTGACTTGTTCTTTCTTCTACTGATACAACTTGAAGTAGAGGTGACTCTTCTAAAATAACTCTGTCAACTCCTTGTCCTATATTAAAATATTCAGTTTTATTTGTACTAGCATAATCTATGATAGTAGTCCCGCAATAAGACTTTACGAGTTGGGAAACTTGGTCGATAACTATATTTATACGAGCGTCGTTTTTTAAACTTTGCAATCCTGCGAAGTCTTTATATTGCTGTAATGTTACTAAATCTGCCATATGTTTTCCTTAAAAAATGTGGTGGGGCGTACCCCACCACGGGATTCAAAAAGCTATTAACTAGCTTTGTACTGAAGTGTATGACACGCTGTTGAAGCATCGATAAGGTCGGTAAAACCTAGTCTTTGCGAAGCGACTAATACTCTTCTTTGGTTTGCTACTTCGTAGTCAGACTCAATAGTAACACCTCTTAATCTAGGCATTACAAAGTTCTTCGTGTTCACAGCTAAAGCAAAGAATTTGCCTACAGCTGGAGCTTTCCACTCGTCACAAACGATAACTCTAGAACCGAAGACTTCTCCGATTTCACCATTCAGTTTAGTTGCCATGTTGCCAACTAAGTTGACATCTTGGAATTCTGCATCTGATAGTAGGTTAAAGTACTCAGTTGAATTAACGATGTATATTACATCTCTAGGGTTCATACCCCATTTGCCCATTTTCTTTCTAGCATTCAATAGCATTGAAGCTGTTAAAGATTCTGATGCAAAAGCAGTACCGGATTGAGTTTTGTTAGCACCAGCCATTGTGACTAGTCCTTCGAAAGCTGCTCCAGATGTACCGTAAACACCGTCTGCATGGTTACCCAATAGTAGTGCGTTTTCAATACCTCTTGCATGAGACCTAACGATAGACTCTCTAATTAAAGGAAGAATCGGTAGGATTGCATCTTCTTCAGTTTCATTACCTAAGTATGATTGTGAAATAAGCTTTTTGGTTGATAGAGTTCTTTCAGTCATATCAATACCAGAATATGTACCATCATAAGTATCTCCTCTTTCCTCTAAGTTTCCATGAGGGGAAGATCCAGAAGCTACTTGGTTAGCTGTAAATTCAGCATAACCTGCGTCTGGCATGATTGGTAGAATCTGAGTAGCTGAAGTCATTTGGATTTCTCTAAATAACGGTGCTAATACGAGCTCTAATTGAATATCTCTTTCGATATTTGTGGATACTGTTTGTTCAAAATCAGCTGATGAAACGCCAACGCCTGAATGAGCATTAACTTTTTCCATAGTGTTTTGGGCCATTTTAGTATTCCAGCCTTTACCAGTAGCAAGTCCCATTACCCAAGCGTCATCAATGTCGCTTTGGAATGCTTTTTGCCAGTCACTGGTTCCTCTATCTGAAAATTGTCTTTTTGACTCACGCATAGCGTTAATCTCATCTTTCTTATCAGCTAGATCTTTTTGTAGTTCATTGACTACTGACTCTAAGTCACCATGTCTTTCTGCAACGCGTTTTTCAACGTCATTGATGAGCTGTTCTGCTCCTGACATGCCGGCTTTGACAATAGTTTTAACCTTTTGTTGCTCGGCTTCTTTTTCCACTGCTTCTGTTTCCAGTTGCACAGTTTTTTCTTCGGCGTCGCTTACTTCTTTTGCTTTTGTTTCTGCTTGTTGCATTGCGATTTTAGCAGCAGTTGATTTTGCCACCTCTTCCGCGAATGCTTTTAAGTCAAACTCAGCATTTGGAGTAGTTTTTTCTGTAGACATATGTCTCTCCTGTTGAGTGGTTTTACCCACGGCTTGTGGCGCATCAATTTCACCAGTATTTACTGCTGTAATATCATGAGCCTGTTTTACGTCATTTTTAAAGTCCGCTTTCCATTCCTCATATTCAGATTGAGAATCGAATGATTTCGCAATCGAGAACATGGCTGCCTGGTTGCAAGGTACACTCACAACTGACACTTCGAATAGTTCAGCATCTTTTATTTGATATCCGTCGGTTTCCTTTAGATAATCAGCGTCCTTGACTCGGAAACCCACGGAAAATGCTCCAAGTACGCCATCTTTAATAAGATCTTTTACTTCACCTGCGGACTTAGAGATTCTTGCTCCAAGCTCGAGGCCTTTGTCGCTTACTTCTAATGAAGTTGCACGACCTATTGGTCTGTTATAGTCATGGTTGAATAGAATAATTGGATTACCCTTAAAGTTCTCCAGTCCACCATTCTTGACCCATGCGTCATGATTAATTGAATCACCTGCTCGATCACTATGGTTAGTGCTTGCATATCCTTTAATATTTACACTTCCGTCGTCGTCTTCGCCTAGTGTTTTAAAAGTTGATGACCAATGAAAAATTTTGTCTGACATATTACTTACCTTTTACAGCTGGTTTAGCAGCTGGCTTGGCCTTCTTTGGTTCTGGGGCAGGTTTAGGAGCTTCCATGCTAACATTATCCATTTGCATTTTGTGCTCGACCATCTGTGTCATTCTTGCCCAAGAGCCGAAAGCTCTTTTTGCAGCCATAAAACGCATTGGAGCGTCAGTTGCTGCCTTATATTCATCTATTGTAAGTACTTTACCTTTTGTTTTAAAGTATTCCATTAGCTGTTTTAAAATTGCTGGTTTATTCATTTGTTTCTTCCTCTGTTTCTTCAGGTGGTCTCCCACCCTCCTCGGGGTTAGTTGCACTACCCGCTATATTTGCTGGGACTCTTAAGTCATTATGTCCATCTAGTGGTTCCATATTCATAGCTTCCCTTACTTCATTCGGTGTCATAATACCTGTGTTAACTAGCGTTGAGTAGTATGCTGCTTGGTCTCTTAATTCTGGTTGCAAAGCTGGTACTCCATGTACCTCCTCTGTAATTTTAAATCCAAAGTATCTTTCTAATGCATGATTCATTTTTCTAACTATAGGTAGTATGGTTTCTAAATAATACAATCTATGATTAGGTCTAATGTTTGCATTATTTCCACCATCTAATAAGATTGGTGGTACACCCATAGCTTCTAATATTACTTTCTCGTTTGCTGCTATTGACGGTTGGAAGTCAAGTTCCTTGAAGTTTACTTTAGTTAAACTATCTACTTCTAATCCGCCGTCTAGTATTAGTGGTCTTTTGCCACCATTTTTTGGATTGTATCTAGTAGACCACGCTTGTAACATTCTTTCTTTAATTCTGTCAGAAAGTGTGTTAGGGCTCTTTAGTACTAATCCTGGTACTGCTCCATTCAAGAAAAAGTTATCTTGGAACTTTCTCATACTATCTAAAAGATACATTGTTCTGTATGCTGCTTTTAGTCTAGGTACACCCCTATAGATTGAATGAAATGAGTTTTCTTTAATATGTATAATTTCTCTAGGAGTGTAGTCTATGTGACCATCATATACATACTTGTTTACATAGGTCTGAGTATCAGCTTCTATGGTAACGTTTTGTGCAGGTAGATGATAGAGATGGGCACCATCAAAGTATATGAAGATGTTACCATCTATCAGTAAATCAATAATTAAATTTCTTTTGAAACTATTGATATCCTGAAACGGGTTTGGCTCTTTATTTAAGAGCAAATCTACTTTAGTTCTACGAACATTTTGAACTATTGGAGTAATACCTAGTATTTTTTCTCCAACGTCAAAAGGTATATCAGCGCTATCGTCAACAATCATGTTAACGGCTCTATTGACTACTTCTAGTTCTTCGTAAGCTGAGCGATAATTATCTTTCTTCTCACGAGTATCTATTGCTAGTCCTTCTTCTAGGCCGATAAAAGGCTGAGCAGAATTTAACTTCTCCTCTCTATCAATGCCTAAAATTCTATCATACCATGCCATATTTGTCTCTCTGTATCTCCACCCATCGTTTTTGTTTCATTGCTGTTGCTAATTTTGGTCTCTTTCCATATATACTGTGCAATCTTATGTGATGGGTTTTACATAGTGTTGCTGCTTCATCATATACTTCAGTGAGGTGTTCCTCTATAAACTGTTCTCGAAGATTCATTATTTCATCGGCTGAGGTAATCGTAATTTTGTTAACCTTCATCCAAGTGTATAGTAACTCAGTCATTCCGTAGTAGTGGTGAAACTCTAAGTTTTCTGTCTCTCCACAAATATAGCACTGGGTCTCTTTTTGATAACCTGATTTGGCTTTGTCCCGTACGTACTTGACTAAATCTCTTTTTAAATCCATAAATTCCTATTACTGAAAATTATACCAAAATTTCACCTTTTTGTCAAGAACAATTTTTTGGTAGGTTGTTAAATTAAAATGTGTTGGCAGATGTCTCAAATGTATACAGTGCATATCTTAACGCATCTGACATATGACTTGCCATGTTGTGTTTTGGCTTTTCTTTAAGCAAATTAGGGTTTGGGTCCCATTGATATTGGTCTACTGCTGATAGGGAGTTAGTGCATCTTTGGTCAATATGTAATGTATCATTATCAATTATACCCGCCACCTGTCCTATTCCATCTAAGACAGATTTCTTTGCATTAATAGTAGATATATCATAGTTTTGCGCGAAGTCATATCTAGTTTGTTGAGCTGCGGAATCTATATAAATATAGTCAATGTTATACTTCTGCACCATTCTGTAGATTTCTGTAGCATGTTGTTCAGTGGTTCTTTCAGCGTCCATGTACTCATCTATAAGGTAGTATTTCTGAGCGTCCCAATCATATGCTATTACACAAAAAGCTGTA